GAGCGTGACGCGACCTTTCACGGCACAGTGGTCGTAGACAGCTGGAACAATCTGGACAAGTACAAAGAGGTGAAGGATGCGTTTTTCATCTTCGATGAACAGCGGCTGGTGGGGTCTGGGACGTGGACGAAGGCCTTTCTTAAGATCGCCAAGTCCAACCGATGGATCCTACTCACTGCCACGCCGGGCGACACGTGGCTCGACTATGTCCCCGTATTCGTCGCCAATGGTTTCTACAAGAACCGTACCCAGTTCAAGAGAGACCACGTGGTGTATAACACCTTTACTAAATTCCCGAAGGTGGACCGCTACATCGGTGAACAGAAGCTCGAGCGGCTAAGGAAGCAGATCCTGGTGCCCATGCGCTACAAGGGTGAAGCCGAGCGGATCTACGACACCATCAAGGTTGCTCACGACAACATGGCTATGCGCAGGGTGATGAAGGATCGCTGGCATGTGTACGAGCAGCGGCCACTGAAGGACGTGGGCGAGTACTTCCGCGTCATGCGCATGGTCTGCAACACCGATCCCAGCCGGTTCGAAGAGTGTCTAAGCCTGCTGGACAAGCACGACAAGCTCGTGATCTTCTACAACTTCGATTACGAGCTGGCAATCCTACGCGCTCTCAGCGCTCATGTAACGGTCGCTGAGTGGAATGGACACAAGCACCAGGAAATCCCCAAAACCGACAAATGGGCCTATTTGGTCCAGTACACGGCCGGATCTGAGGGCTGGAACTGCACAGAAACCAACGCAATGTGCTTCTGGTCGCTCACATACAGCTACAAACAGTGGGAGCAAGCGCATGGTCGAATCGATCGAATGGACACCCCATTTGCCAAGCTTTTCTACTACACGCTGCTCTCAAGTGCCTGGATTGACGTCGCGATCCGGAGATCTCTCAGGGAGAAAAAGAGCTTCCAAGAGGGCGCACACGTCCGAATGTGGTGATTTGCCAAGATTTGCCAAGATCTGAAAAAGTGGGCGTTTGCAGGGAAAAGACCCCCTTTTGCCAAGCCTCAGACCCCCTTTAATCTAATGGCGTTTTTACTGACTTATTAACTATTCTCTAATCGCGCGTAAAGTTTATAGTTAAAAAGTCTAAAAAAACTGTATTAGATTACACCCCCTCAAATTCTTGGCAAATCCGGACCGTCCGCAAGGCCGGTGACTTGCCCAAGGCCAGAAAGGAGAGTCATGGAAGATTGGATTCGGATTAAAGAGTTCCCCAGATACAGTGTGAGCCGTCTGGGGGATGTGCGTAATGACCTTACGGGCCGGATTATGCGTGTGAAGGTGACTCAGGGGATTCCGTTCGTCGGTCTGATGGGAGAGGATGGCCTTCAGCATCAGCGGGCGTTGGCCCGCCTGGTGGCTGAGGCATTCGTACCGAAAGAGAATCGGTGGTTTACGACTCCGGTCAATAAGGACGGAGACCGCTTTAACAATCGGTGGGATAATCTGGTGTGGCGACCGCGTGGATTCTCGCCTAAGTACTACGAGCAGTTCGATCGGCACTACGAGTACAACTATCACGTCAACAGGCCGATGCGTGATGACAAGGGGCAGGAGTATCCGGATTCATGGACAGCAGCTATTCGCAATGGTCTGCTTGAGAAGGATTTGGTGTTCGCTCTTCTGAGCGATGATGAAGACGATCGGAAGGCGTGGCCTGAGGGACTGGTCTTCACCCTGCTAGAACTTTAGTTAAAAACCTAGCAGTTATACGCACATTATAGTAGATAGGGGGGACATAATCTCCCTCTTCTTTTTGCGAGAAAGGGGGATGATGCGTGAGTCGGAGTACCAAGGCCAGCTGATACAGCGGCTTAAAGAAAAGTTCCCTGGCTGCGTCATTCTTAAGAACGATGCGGCATACATACAGGGCTTTTTGGACCTCACGATTCTCTACCGCGACAAATGGGCTGCGCTCGAGGTCAAGCGTCATAAGGACGCAGTGCTGCAGCCCAACCAGCAGTACTACGTTGACGAGTTAAGCGAGATGTCGTACGCGGCAATCGTTTACCCCGAGAACGAAGAGGAGGTACTGCTTGCGCTGGAAGAAGCATTCGCATCTTGAGGGTGCTCATGCTTTTCTCAGCCCAAGCTCGTACCACTGGATCAACTACGACGAAGAGAAGCTAAAGTTTCGTTGGAAGACGATCCGGGCTGCTATGAAAGGCGTGGAGGATCATCGCTACGCTGCCATAGCTATCGAGGAAGACGAAGTACAGGATGACGAGACCACAACGCTTGGTATGTACATCAATCAGTGCATCCAGTACCACATGGTCCCAGAGCAGGTGCTCTACTACTCGCCAAATTGTTTTGGCACAGTAGACGCCATCGCTTGGCGTTATCGTATACTTCGGATTTCGGACTTGAAGACTGGCGCTTCAAAAACTTCCGAACATCAGCTAGAAGTCTATGCTGCCCTGTTCTTTCTTGAGTACGAGATCGATCCGTTCTCAGCTCGAGAGATTGAACTTCGTATCTACCAAGATCGGGAATGCCGTGTCTACAACGGCGACCCTGCCTATATTCGAGGAATCATGGACAAAATCATCGTGTTCGATCAAATGATCAACGAGCTCCGAGAGGAGGTGTCTAGTGAAGATTGATTCAGAACAGTACCTGGCTCACTACGGCATCCTCCGCAAGTCCGGCCGATATCCGTGGGGATCCGGGAAGACTCAGTCACAAAGAAACCGTATGTTCATGGATGACATCAATGAGCATCGGCGTGCGGGTATGACTGATACCCAGATTGCCAAGGGCTATGGCATGTCCCGAAAGCAACTTCAGGCGTCATATTCGATTGCTCGCAACGAGCAGCGGCAGTTGAAGATCGATCAGGTACACCGTATGCGAGAGAAGGGCATGTCGTATACGGCTATCGGTGAACGTTTGGGGATGAACGAATCCTCAGTGCGTGCACTAGATCGACCTGGCGCTAAGGACAAGATCGATGTCGTGCAGTCCACTGCCAACATGCTCAAGCGTGAGGTGGACAAGAAGGGCGCCATCGATGTGGGTGCTCAGACAGAAGTGGATCTACCACTCGACATGAACAACCCCAACGCTCGAGTCGGGATTACCCGAACCAAGATGGACACGGCTTTGGCCATGCTCAAGGAAGAGGGCTACAACGTCCACCGAGTTGGTGTTCGTCAGCTAACTGGTAAGGGGCAAACCGTTACCAAGGTGCTGGCCCCACCAACTAAGGATCCGAAGAAGCAGTGGTCTGATCTGGTACACAATCCAGACAAGATCAAGCCGATTCAGGAGAAGTCGGATGATGGTGGCCGTACATGGGATGGTGGTGTCAAGGCACCACAGAACATCTCTTCTAAGAGAATTGCGGTTGTCTACAAGGAAGATGGCGGCGCCCATAAGGATGGACTCATTGAGATTCGTCCTGGAGTCAAGGATCTTGACATGGGTGGTTCCAATTACTCGCAAGTTCGTATTGCGGTAGACAAGTCGCACTTTCTCAAGGGCATGGCGGTCTACAACAAAGATCTCCCACCAGGCGTAGACGTTCGTTTCCATACGAACAAGTCGAAGGCCGATGGTAAGAAGGGTGCCATGAAGGAGATGGAGAAGGGACCTGATGGTAAGGTTGATCTTCTTCATCCTTTCGGTGCTGAGATCAAAGCTGGTGGACAACGTGGTGCTTTGAACATTCTGCATGAGGAAGGTGACTGGGACAACTTCACACGTCGCCTCTCTTCGCAGATGTTGTCGAAGCAGAAGCCGCAACTAGCTAAGGCTCAGTTGGCTATCACAGCTGAGCGGTCACGTAAGGATCTCGATGAGATCTTGTCGTTGACCAACCCAGCAGTAAAGAGAAAGCTGCTTCAGTCGTACGCTGATAGCACTGATGCATCAGCTGTATTCCTGCATGCAGCGTCTCGAGTACGTCAGACCACCAAGGTTCTGATCCCTGTCAATTCAGTGAAGCCCAATGAGATCTACTCACCAGGCCATAGAGATGGTGAGTACGTGGCTCTCGTTCGCCATCCACATGGTGGTACGTTTGAGATCCCGAATCTCAAAGTAAA